AGACGTTCCTTACTGACGCTCAGGCCGAGTCGTATCTAGCTCAGGGGTATCGTGAGTTTCGGCAAAGTGTGTATTCAATTGAGCCCGACATTTACAACACGCATTACACGTTTACCGGTACAGGTAAGATCTTTAGCTTGAATGGATCGCTGTTAGGATCGGGCGCTACAAACCGTATGGAGCGATTTCTAAGGCTGGGTCAAATAGACACCATAGCCAACAATGAGATCCAGTACTACCTCGAAGCGTGTCCTAGCCAAGAGCAACTCAACCGTGAGCAGGGCGAGTACTGCCTGTCAGGGCGTAACATTGTGTTTGCCACAGACCGCACGGACTTCTTTCGGATCGAGTATGTACCAGCAAGCACAGTGGACTGGACCAAGCATGGGGTCGGTGACAATGAGTACATCGACGATCTGCAAGACCAGCATCCACTAATCGCATTGTTAGCAGCGCAGTATTACCAAATACGAGATGGCGCAGCGAACCCCGTATTGCAAAACCAACTAGCAGTGAAGCGCCTCGACTTGGTCAACTACCTTACGCAAGGCAGGAACCAAGCAGGGTCTCACTACATTTCACCTCAAGTTGAATTTTACATGGGCTGATCATGGCAACACCGGGTACTGATGTTGAACTGATTGCTGGCGGAACCGAGGGTCGTCCGGCGGAACGTGGTATCTGGGTACAGAACATGTGGCGACCAAAAGGCTCGCCGAACTGGCAGACGCGTCCAGGCTTTGGCCAGATGGCACAGCTTGATACGACATTGCGTGCAGGTATCGCCACCGAATGGGGGATGTCTAAGCACCTTGGGTCACACCTTGTGCGTACGGAATGGGGCACTGAGCAGATTGTGTCGGTGTTCTTGGTTAGCGCCAGAAGCGGCACGGATACGTTTGAACCCTCGAGCAGGTGGGGATCTTATTATTCAGTTTCAATCTTTGATACCAGTACAGGAAACCATTACGAGCAGGTATTGTTTCGTCATACGGCGCAGAATAAAACAGCTGCGTTTGGTCAGTACAACGAACCCAGAATGCAAGAGTGGTACGGAAACTATGCCACTAATGAAACGTACGATAATCAGTCGTTCTTGTATGGTATTGACGATCCATTCTATTTTACAATGTATCAGAACAATTTATTCTTTGGAAACCGGTTAACTGGATTGTTGTGTTACTTACCTGCTGATTTTCGGGACTCACGGGATCAAACCGTAGACTCATCACAGCAAGTTCACTGGGTCAAAGGCTATAGCGAAGACTGCTTAGTGACCAAGGTGGTGCCAGTCGACGGTGTTCGTATTGATGCCTTGGCGTACTTAGACGAGCAAAACTTTCCAGCTCCGGTTGCGGTGACGACTTTAGGTAGTCGGTTTGTTGTTGCTTCGGAGTCGAAACTTCTGTTTTCAGATGAAAATTTTCCGAATGCGTTTATCGACGGAAATGCAGTCAATGTTCCAAGCGTCAATCCGGTGGTAGCAATAGCTGAGGTTGGTGTAAATTTAGCGGTGTTTACGGAGACTGAGATGTTTCTGTTTCAGCCAAGTCAGGGTATTTTGTTGAACCCTGGTCGCTTTACGGTGGTTAGTAGAAATATCGGGTGTTTATCAGATCGGACAATTACATCAGTAGGGTCGACTATTTTCTGGGCAGACACTAACGGCATTTATGCGTCAAACAATGGTTTGCAAATTGAAGAACTGTCACAGCCAATTACCGACTTTTTCAAAGGCGGTATTACCTGTCCTTTAAATAATTACCTAACAGCCTCGGGCGTTTCTAACCCTGTCGCCGATAAGCAGCCACGCACGCTTTACCGGCAGTCTGATAGTGATAATATAAGTATAGCGTATAGCCAAGAACACGAAACGCTGTTTGTTTCGTATCCGGGCTCCAATGCTTTATGGTGCTACAACCAAGGCGGTTGGTCGTTGTGGCCTGTGGAGTCAACGGTCAAAGAAAACGGGGGCGCTGCGGTTGTTGGGGTTCAGCAGAACATTACAAACCCGTACGTGATGACGGGTACTAGGGATGTGTTCCTACTGGGGTCGGTAGAAACCGGTACGTTTACAAGCGCAACGACTCGGGCTGGTACAATATACTCATCTAGTTATTACTTGATGCAGATGGGGCGCGGTGGGGCTATTGATCGCTCCGTCTACAACGAAGACCAAAGATTAGTTTATGGAGAGTATAAGAAGCGCTCTACCGCTGCTGCTGCTGATGCTCGGGCTTATTTCGGTAAACCGATTTACGATGCATTGGGTGGCACAGGCTTAACGCCAGTACACTTGATTCCGATTGAGATCGTCCCTGACTACACCACCGTGCCGGCGGGGTTTCCAGTCGGAGTTGAGCTAGTGTTTACTTACGACAAGGCCCGTTGGGCACCGGGTGCGTCATTAGTGATACCACCAGAGCGCCGCACTTTAAACACAGCCGGTCTTACTTACACGGTTACGCCTGCTACATCGACTATTTCGATTGTGTATGCAGGTGGAACTACCCCGCTTGCGTTTGCTGACAAGCAGCGGAATCCGTTTGTGTTGTTGCCTATGACTCCGGTTAGCAGTTCGGCGACGCTCTTGGATTACGGATTTGATTTTTCAGGGGCTGGCGCTCAAGCAAGAATTGAAGCGCTTGGGTCTGTGTATACATCACTCTCGGTCTATGTTTGGAACCAGCACTATGGACCACTGCATGAAAACAACGATGTCGCTCAACCTGTAGACTGGGCCTATAAGTCTCAACAGGTTGGGATCGAAAGCGCTGACCATGTCAAAGCGAGAGGCATCTTTGCGCGCATGGTAACGCATGGGTCGGGAACATCGCCGCTGTCGCCTAATTGGTTATGGGGTGTTTACAACACACTGCTTAGTGCTGACTACAAAGGCTGGACTAGCCAAGTCATTGATTTTTCCAGTGGCATTGTAAAAGTAGCTGATAAATTTGCACTGCGCACTCGTTATAAAGACAGCGCTACATCAACTATGCAGTACCGACGTTTTAACTCCACGCCTAAATATGGAGAATACTTAGTCGATGACGAAGAGCATGATACCATCGCTACTTCGGACAGTGTTAAAGGTGCTTACATTTCGTACATGTTGTTTGGCTTTATGCGTGATCGAGCTGAGAAGGTAGAACTAGCAAGCGCTAAAGCGCTACTGCGCCGTGGTGGCACACGCCGAAGGACGGGACGATGAGCAAAGTAGTTGCAACACAAGCGCCACCCGATGCGAGCCTTTCTGAGATAGATGAGAACGCAACAACAAATCAGAAGACAGATATTATTAATGCGCTGGCTGTTGATCTGGTTATGCCCAATCAGGTTCTGGAACAACGTCAAACTTTAGATTACGGCGCTCTGCTTCTAGCGGGCTCACACGGTGGGTTCCAAGCTAAAGGATCTCGCACAACAATTAACGGATCGCCTAGTTCTGTTGTCCGCAAACAAATTGTAGTGACCGGTAACGTTGCGTTATCAAATTTAACTTTAGTGTGTGACGGAAACAACCCGGCGGTTGTGGTGCGCAATAACGCAAGGCTGGCACTAAACAATTGTCATATTGTCAAGGCTGACGGCAAGCAGGCAGCAGCGACTGATACTTACCTATTAATGGAAACAGGTTCGTACGCTGCCTTTATTGGATGTGTGTTTTACGGTAACCAAAGCAACACAGGCGCGTTGGTTTATAATCAAGACGCTGGGTCTACCAATCGTGGTTCGGTTGTTGGGTGTGTGAATCTAACAGATGTGGTGGCAACGCCTTTTGTTAATATCGCCGCAGGTAATATTCTTGGAGTGGTTCCGTGAGCCTAAGAACAATTACTAAAGAGCAGTTCTCGGACGGGACAACAATTGACGGCAACCGCATCGAGCAAGCGATGCAGGAACTTGAAGAAATTTGCGATCAGGTTCCAGGTTATTACGTCAAGCGCAGGTTTGTGCAGAATCAAATTACGGTTGGGTTTTCGCCGTTCCAGCAAGCTCCTTACAATGCGACTTACCCAGCAACCTCACCAGTTGTACTAGAGACATTGAATCTCGAACGTTTTAAGGGCTACAAAAATATAACCCAACCTGTTGGTGATTTGCTGGATCAGCTGTTTTGGGAAACATCGTTCCAGTCAGAAAAGCCGTTTATACTCCATAGTGTTGATTGTTTTATGATTCAAGATGACGGATCAGCGACTCCTTCGCATCAGATGCCTGGTGGGTCATCGTCACCGTACGCTGCTGCAACCGTGTCTGATGTGCAATTGTTTGTTATGGTGGACGCACCCTTTATGCCGGAAGACCGCAGTCAAACCGACGTGTTAATACACAAATACGCAATGAATATGGACGCTTGGAAAATGACAGCAATTCCAGGTGTTACCTCAACCAACGACATGGTGCCTGCGTTTCCTGGTGGTGAGGCTTGCGGTTGGGGCTTGACGCTTGATAACTTAAATCTTCCGATCCCTAGTTTGTCTAGGGTGCGCGTGGCGCTGTGTATTCCAAAGTACAATCCAGTGGGGCCGACTCCAGGATATGCTAAATGGGGAGCCACTCCATGGAACACGTTCTCGCCTTCGCTGACGCTTTCGATTCTGGAGCCATTGTCGAATGTCTAAGATCGGATTCAAACGGCTGAGCAGGGGCGTTAAATTATTAACGTCGCACATACACACTCAAATCCAGAGTGCCCTAACTCGTATTACATCTACAGGTTTTGACGCTAGTGAAATGGAAAACAACGCCGGATCTTTTCGCGTTAATGTTTCGCTGAGTAATATAACACCCAAACCATTTTTCCAGACAATTAACGATGTTAAAGTAATGAAGGCTTGCGCTGCGTTTACGCTGCCGCCACCGCAAGAGTTGTTTAGCACTACCGCAATCGTGTCACCAACAACACCTGTTTACATACTTGAGAGCATAGGCTTGTCGATGGACACGCAGGCTACCCCTTTTGTTACTAAACGCTCTGATGGGTCGCTTATCGAAGAAGAGGCTGACAAAGCGGCTTTTAATATTACGATTCTGCGTAAACCTATTGATGTTTTTGCGGGCTCAGCAATTACAGCGGGCGGCGTAGCTGCTGTATCACCAGAAATAACAAACGTTGTTTTATCTTTGGATTATCCTAACATTCTTTGGAACAGCGAGTTTAAGCGATTTAATCCCGGTATTAATACTGATCTGGATACTATGTTCGATCCGTATTCTGCATATCTTATCTCGGTAGACTGCGGGAGTTTTGCTGAGTCGGCAACCGAACTAAGAATAGATAGTTTACTGGTTACAATGAAGTTCCGAACAAAGTTGATCGAGCGAGACTCGGGGGCGACAATTCAGAACACGCCCCAGTCTGCAATCCTCCCAGCGGCGGCGCAGTACAACGCTCGGTATACAGTTCCAGAAACAGTTGCTACCCCAGCAGCAAACGCAGTGATTAGAGCAGATACAGGTGGCGGTGACGATGGTGTGTCTGGGGCTCTAGCCAAGACTGATGTTAAGTTTTTGCGTGGTTTACTTGGCGGCTTGACAGATCGATCAAGACGATGGGGCGCAAGCAACATCAAAACGGACGCGGCTTACGAAGTTATATCGGTTCCTATGTGGGGTAACGGATGGTATTGTAAAGGCAGTCAAGCTTCAGTTGATTCCGACGCTGTGCTGCTTGAAAAATTGCCTTTTGTTGGGGCTTCACCGTACAAACTGCCCACTGTAGATCGCCGTATTATTCCTATCCGGTTTCCGTTTACCGTGCATCATGTGATTGCGTTTGTTAATTACAGCGGCAAACCAGGGGCATCAGCAGGCGGCACGGCAGATAAAGCAATTGACTACAGCGCAGATAATCAATGGTCGTCAGCAGCTTCAGCAGCGCTAGCGCACAAGGTCGGTGTCGGTATTAGTTCTGGTATTCGCAGTGATATTAGAAGTTCTCGCAATGTCGCTTATGCTGAGTGGAACCGAGCAAGTATTGATAGTTTTAGAATTAGTCGGGTGCAGTCTTTGACGAGGGGCTTATCGTTTTGTCAGGGCGATTTACTGAGCATTCCGCTGGTGTACCCATCAGGGGCTCCTGGCACTGGTTACAACTCAGGTGTAAATGCTGCTTTGGTTAACACCGGCCCACCAGTGTTTGTTGGTCAAACTAACTCAACAGACCTAACAAGGTCGCCGATGGCCAACCTGCCAGACGGTGCGGACACGTCACTGGCTCAGGATGGGTATGAACAGTTTATTGAGGTTCGGTGGGCTATCGAACAAACGGCAAACGGCTTTGAGCAAATGGCTAACAACGAAGTCATTATCGGTCAGGGCGGTTTTCAAGTATACATTATTGGCAAGAAGCATCTTTGCTAAGTGAGGTGAGTAATGAGCAGACGAAGAGTGCGCAATCGGCAAGGGTTGCCAGTGGCGGCAAACCCGCAAACACAAACTGACAATCGTGCGCCTGAAGAAACTCCGGCGCATGGCTCTCCTGGTCCTGATGCCGTTGCTCGGAACCGGCGCGGTGATACGGCTCAGTACGATCCGCTGATCGAATTCCAGGAAGAGCAGCGTCGGCTTCGTGATTTAGAGGGCAAGAGGATGGATGATTTAATCCGCCTCTACGAATCGGAACCAGATAGACTGCGAGAAGCGCAAGGCGTGGCAACCGATGAAATGCGCAGGCAAGCCGCACTGCGCATGGCCCAGCAGGGCGTCAGGGGTAATGTTATAGGGGCTGCAAGCGCTGCAAAACTTGTGGGTGGAGAAGCTGAAAATATAGGCACTCGGTTCGGTGCTCAGATTAGAGATGCTGCTCGTACGGCTGCTCAGGCTAGAGCTGATCGTGCCCAGCAGAGAATAGAGTCTTTAGCAAAACCGGGGGTTGATGTTGAGCGGATAAGTGCGGAGTTGCGAAGTATTATTGATCGAAATAAAGCAGACTTCAAAAATCAAGCGACATTAGGGATGTTTGGGCGCGCAGCAAGCCCGCAAGCAAGAGACGAAGAGTTTGCGGCTCTGGAGCGGACGACGCGCGATCCGGTAGCGTTGCAAATGATTAGGCTCGTTCGGTCAAACATTGAACAAGGCATGGACCCGTTTGCCGGTATGGCTCAGGCTTAGGAGTGCGTTATGGGCAGAGTCTTACCTAGTTTAACAACTCGTTCTGGTGCTATCAGCGCCGCTGACGCACTTGGTACAACCAAGGACCAAGAGTTGAAGAATGCTTTACGCAGAGCAGCGTTCCAAAAATCTGAAGTACGCAAAACGCCTGAAGGCATGCTGGACTTTATTGGTAAAACAGCATCGACAGTTGGTAAAGTTGCTGCTGCGGCTAAAGGGGTTGGAGGGCTTGTAAGCAGTCTCGAAAACCTACCATTGTCCGATGCCATGCGTGGAGCTGCTACAGCAAAAGCTACAAGGGAAATGGTCACGCCTCAAGCGCGCCAAATGTTTGAACAGACAGTTGAGCAAACTGGCGTTGGTCAAGGCGCCCCGGTTATGGCAGATCAGTTCGATGGCTCGCCGGGTATTGCTCGGACGATACAGTCCTTAAGCCAGCAAGGTCCGCAAGGTCGCATTGCTGCCGAGGCCCTCAAACAGCAGGCAGAGGAAGACATGCAGATGCGCTCACTGCGCGACAGAAGTGCAGCAGCGGATGTAGAAGTCGAAGAAGTTACAGAATCGCTATTGCCAGATGAGCCAAGTGAGGGAGATACAACACCTGAAAGAAGCCAGCAGTTTATGGAGGCAGCTGCGCAGGCGGAAGAGATGGTTGATTCGCAAGCTCAGCCACAACAGCGTATAGCGGAGCAAGAAACTGTTGATGTGCTGTCAGACGTGACACCGATGAGTGCTGCTGACGTTGAGCAAGTAAGAACAGAGCAAGTGGTGCAATCATTAGGTGCCACCCCTCGAGAGCGCCAAGGCAACTTATTACGCTTGGCTTCTTCAGCGTTTAGCAGTGGCGACCAAGCACGGGTTCTTAGGGCATCAGAAATGATTGACATCGAGCCCACGCAAGTAGGTGACCTGTTTGCCCCTCGTCAGGCATTTAGGCGCAAGCTACTCAAAGCTTTCCCATCTTCAGCGCAGCAACTAAGCGCACTCAAGGCAGCGGGCACCGACGCTCGAGCAGCGGCGCGGCTTGAGTCAGCAGCGGACCGATTAAGGCAACAACGTGAAATTGAAACCAAGCGCCAAGAATTTAAAGAAGATGTAGAAAAACGCAAAGCAAAAGGTCAAGAAGCCGATGACAAACGAGCCGATGAAGCGCTCGAGTTTCAGAAAGACCAACATCGGTTTAGGGTAGAAAAAGACGCTCGCCGCCGTGAAGAGTGGGCTTACGATCGTGAGTTTAAAGAGCGGAAGCACAAAGACTTGATGGACAACAAAAACCGGTCCTTAAGGTTGCGGGATAAAATTTCTCAAAGAGCAGGGGTACGAGCCAGTAGGCGTGAGGGGCTTGATAATGCGCGCAATGTTAACAGGGCTATTGCGGATGAAAAGAAAGCAGCAGCTAGTCTTACCAAAGAAATCGGCGGTCATATCAAGCAGGCCAATTCGGCGGTTCGCCAAATAGAATCTGAAAAGCTAAGATACAAACAAAAGATAGCAGGTTACGATCGTAAGAAAAGGCGTGCTTACGAGCGCAGGGTGTTGAAACCAAACGGCGGTAAAGACCCAGTGTTGCAAGATTATAATGATCGCATTTCTGACGCCAAGACTGATGTGTCAAACCTTAAAAAGAAGAAACAAGCAGCATCGGCGATTATTAAGGCGCTTGGCAAATTAGGAAACAAAGCGCGCATGCCTGGAAGTATGATGAACTACGATCAGTCATTAAGGTTTCTCGATGAACTAAGAGAAATACAAGACGGAATTGATAATAATATTTTCGGCGAGAACTAGTAACCAATGGCTTCTGAAGACACCGACAACAAACCTCGCAAGAGACTAACACTAGCCGATCCGCTGGTGATTGAGGCGTCCCCTCAAGAGGGGGCGGTTGAAGACTTACTTGCTCCCTCGGAGGTCAGTCCTGAAAACCTATCTTATGAAGAAACAGAAGAAGCCAAAAGAAAACGAGCACAACAAGAAGCTCTAGACCCTAGGCTTACTCAAAGCACAACACCAGAGCCAGCAGAAGCACTTGGGCGTATCGCTGAGACGGCGGCGGGCGCTACAATCAAACCGGCACTGCGTGTAGTCGGCGGCGCAATTGGGGTAGCTGAAGGCGCACAAAGTATTTTTGATCATTTCCTGCTTAGTTTCGGAACATCTAAAGAAGCTAAAAAGATCCTCAAAGCTTTAGATAACCCAGACCTCACACCCTCGCAACGACAAGCAAGACTCGATCAGTTAGAAGAACTTGAGAATCTTTATTATGATCAAAGCGATTTTGGTAAAGTTGTTCGAGATGTTGATAAAGAACTAGATGACAGGTTTGAGAAGGACAGCAACTTTCAAAACGCAATCAGCGATCTTAGGGATGTTACAACTGCGTTTCCTACTTTAGCGGCTACGGTTATTGAAGCAGCGTTTGGCGCTGATCCAGATATGATGCGTCAGCTCGGGTTTATGATGAGCGGTGGTGGGATTGCTTCTACCATTGCTACTTTGAACCCAAACAAACTAGGTCGAAACTTCCAGGCTCGGCCTGCCTCAGTTATCTTAGGTTTACACCCTGTGGGGAAGATTGTGTCTCGCAGTCCCAAGGCTATGCAGCTGTTGCGTGGCAAGTTTGGCAAGCAAGCTGATCGTTTTCTTGAGGGTATCGACAAATTTGATAACGTTGTCCGTAGTGGCATGCAGAAACTCGCCGACGTTGAAGTGGGTCGGTTAGTCAGTGTTGGGCCAGGTAGGCGCACAGGGCTGGGAATCGTTAACGACCAGGTTGTGCAGGTTGGTAAAGCAGCTAAGAAAAAGACAGACCAAGGCCGCGTGATCGATCTGTTGCCCGGCCAGCGATACATGACAGCGGGTGACATTGCTCAAAAGTTTGTTGACGGTGCTAAAGCAGGGTTCATGGCTGGTGTTCCTGTCGAAGCGGGCTTGGCGTATGCGGCAGCTAGGATCCTTTACCCGAACACAAAAATCACAAGGAACATCACCCGCAAGGTGGCACAGTTGTTACGTCATACATCAGCGCAGGCTGGTGGTAATGCCGAGTTGGCAGTGCGTGGTTTGATGATGGCATCTGCCGAACAGAAGAATAGGATGCGGTCAATTGCGGATCGGATCGGCAAGGCTTTTGAGGAAGAGGATGCGCTCGCAGCAAGGACTGCCGGTGTTGACCGAGCACCTTTAGCAACAGGCAAGCGACAGGATATAGAGTACGACTTCAGCGGTGGTGAGTTACGCTTGTCCAGAGTGGAGGCGGATGACGCTATTGCTAAACTTGAAGCGCAACTTAAGAAACTTGAAGCCGAACCGTCAGACGTGAAGCCTGGCTCCCGTAAATACACAAACAATCAGATCCGTAAATTGCGGGGAGAAATACAAGCACTGCGCAAGGCGGTCGATGCTGACAATAAAAATATCTATCCAAGCGAAAGGCTGTCATCAGCACTCGGACAGTTCGATGAGCTTATGTCTGAAATGGGTATTAGCCCTGATGTAAGTAAGATGTTGCAGTATAGGCTAGCAAACGCCGCTGATCGCAATTCGATTTTGCTGCAAAACGGTGACATTGCAAAACTGGTTATTGAAAACATCCGTAAGAAATACGGTGATAAGATCAGAGACTTTGAAGACTTCGACACGCGCCAGGAACAGCGAGGTGTCGTCATGGATCGTATTGCTGAAAGAATTGGTGATATAGCTGAAAGCCCGACAATGGGAACTAAGCAGGTCAGCGCTAAGTTTAGAATCGGTGATGATCTATACATTGATCTAGACAACGAAGTTCGCAACGTGTTCGAGTCCCTACCACGTAAAAAGCAACAAGAAGTTCTAGGGCAAGTCGCTTCAAACTCAGCTCTGCGCTATTCACAGTTACCTGTCGAAGCGGCGAAATCAGCAGCGCTCAAAGCAGAAGCCACAAAGCTAGGTATAGGTAGCGCACTCAAAGGTGTGCCGCTGTCTAGCGTCCAGCCTGAAACCTATGCGTTAGCGCTCGCACGAATGCTTGCGGGCAAAGATGTGACACGGGGTGGTGTTAGCTTACCCCAAGCAATACCACGATCAGCAATGGGCGAAGATGGTGTCGCTTTGGCTGCTGCGCTGCGTAACATCAACAGCAAGACGCGTGATAATATTTTAAATGACGTGCTTGGGTCATCAACACCAAGGGAGCGAGCAAACTTCCAGCGGGTTTTAGATGAGGTTGCGGATGAGGTTCGCCAGTATATACCAGAAAAGAAGACGGACTTTACGGACAAACTGCGGGCTACTATTATTGATAACCCAGATGCGCCAGCAGACCTTGTTAGGCTGGCTAAGCAGTTAGACAAAAACAAGGGTGACTATCTTTTGTCTCCAGGGCTTGAGGGAACCATCAACTGGCTAGCTGCAACGCACAGTACACCAGGGGTTTGGCGTAACCTTCTACAGCACTTTAAAGGCAATGTTACTGTTCGCAATATTACACCGCATATTAATAACGCAGCTGGTGTAGCAGGCCGTATTATGCTCGGATACGCCGAGGACCCTGCGACGTTTGCTAAACGTATGGTGACCGATAGCTCCACCTATCTCAACCATAAGGCCGGTAAGCTTGGTGATTACCGAAAGAACACACGGGTGGGTAGTGATGAGTACTACACAAACCGCAGCGCTGCTATCGTTGATGAGTCAGGTATTGCCAACACCGACTTTGTAGCAGGTGAACTACTGCGCTCCACTCGAGATGGAGTGGTGCCTCGTGGTCAGGCTCCCGGTAAGATTCGCAGGTTCCTACGGTCGCTTGCCGAAACCAAGCCAAGCATGTTTGTTCGCAAGCTCGATGATCTTGCAAGCAAAGCATATGCACAAGAAGACAACATGCCGAAACTCCATATTGGCATGAACCGATCCCGTGAAGTGCTAAGGGACTTGGCGGACCTTGAGCCCGGTCAACAAATCACATTGAAGACATCGCCGGTATCAACGCGCACCATGTTTAAGGATCGACAAGGGCGGTTGATTGACGGCACTCCTGATAACCCTGGGCGTCGCCTAACTAACAAAGACGTTGATAAGATTGTGGCGTCAAACGTTCGGCAGCATGTGCGTAGTTATATTGTTGCCTACGACGAGCGCAGTGGTTTGAACCGGTTAATCGTCAACAATGCAGTCTTGGCTCCGTTAGCTCCGTTCTTTACGTTCTGGGATAAGGCAGGTGGTATGGCGGGACGTAAGGGTTTTATTGAGCACTTACTGTTTCCTGATGACGGTGTTGTCTCCACCTCACCTAAGATCGCAGCAAGGCAGATTAGAGATGCTGCTGCTTTAGCTGGGCGAAGAGCGGTTTTGGTTAACTCATTTTTAACAATGGCATCTCGAGAGCGAGACATGCTCGCAGAGGCTTTAGCTTTTGACAGCGCTGTGCCAAGCAATGTTATCTTTGAAATGCTGTCGGATGACGACTCTATTCAGTACAGAGACTTAGCGTCGATGTCTGTCTTCGGGCCTGGTGAAGTAAAGTATCGAGCACTCGCTTATACTATCGGTAAAATGATGGAGGCGTTTGGGGTTGATAAGAACCCTAAGCTAACGAACAAGCAAAAGCAGTTTTTCGATAAACTAAAATCAGGTGATGTTGCACATCTTAGCACCATTGGAGGCATCTTTGGTTTGGACCGAGGCCCGGTACTGTCATTGTTTGAGGTTGTTCTTAACGATGGAAACAGCGCTATTGGAGCACCAAAAAGCCTAGGCAATGAACTAATGAAAAGAGTGGCGCCATTCGCTATGCCGGCACCTTTATTCAACGCAATCAACGAAGTCGTTAGTTCGATCAGCCCAGAACTTGAAGCGTACACTGGTCGTCAGATTAGCATTGATGACCCTGAGTTGAATGAAACACGGCGAAACTTTATCCTGCGCAGGTTTCTTTTGCAGGGCGGTAGAAAGATCCGCTTCGATGAAGGCACTCGGTCGGTTTACGACAGAAGAGTGAAACAGGTTAGACGAAATCAAAGTATTCTTATTAGACACTTGAAAAAGACACGGTCTATCCTAGAGGGTCAGATTATAAATCTTGAGAACCAGATTGAGCGAGAGCGTAAGAATCAGTCAGTCGGCTCTGAGATGGTGATTGACACTGATGATCTTCAGTTTGGCGAGAAACTAAAGCAGTTATCGACAGTGCTTGAAGAGCGCAAAGCGGCGCTTGAGAAGACAGATCGAAACCTTGAGGACGCGGAGAATGCCATTGATGATCTGGTCGAAGCTGAAGAGGACCGACTGTATGAGGCGTTTGAGTTTGCAAAGAAAGTAGACACTATGCGCAATCGCTTGAAGCGCTCTGCGCCTAAGCCGTTTTTACAGAGGCGGCTGCGCCAGACTAGGGACATGATTCGGGAACGCAGGGAGGCGCAATGACCCATACTATTGAAGATATGATCGAACGCGGGCAGATTCCTAGTGGCGGGTTAGAGCGTTACACTATTGACATCCGCCACCAGAAAGGACGGTGGTCAGGATGAGGCGTCATCATTACAAGCCCTACCTAGGCGAAGGTGGCATTGTTTCTAAGCCTGCGGTTACGACGAACGGTGTCACGGCAAGGTATGAACGGTTCAGCCACAGTGGTACGACGTGGTACGATCTGACCCCTGACCCTGCTAATGGTACAGATGGCACGATAGGTGCTGCGTTTACTTGGCCAAGTTTTAACGGCGAGTCGTTTGTTAACTTTGGCTTGCCTGCGAAATTAGATTTTACTGACGCATTCACGGCTTTGGTTTGGGCGAATCAAAGCACAGCAATACCGCGACAAACTAAAGAGCGCGTGCTTAGTCGAGACGCCGGCGGCGGCACAAATCGAGCTTTTATTTTAGAGCAGCGCGATGATACGGGTATCGTTAGTAGTTATCTTTGGGTTGGTGGATCTGCTGCGCCTGATGTTATCGACTCGCCGGCTGTATATAATACCGACACCTATCATTTAATTTGCATGGTCAATGAGGGCGCTGGTGGAGACATAAAGCTTTATGTTGACGGTGCCTTAGTAGGAACTGAAGCGGGCGACGGCGGCGCTATGAATTTAGCAACGTCTGATCTTTACGCCGGGCGACCACATAGCGGAACAGCTGATTTTTTCACTGGTCTTATTGATACCGTAAGACTTTACAATCGGGCTTTATCAGCAGACGAAATACTTAGAGACTATTATGCCGGTGTTCCGGCGCATTCATAGGAGTCGTTATGACTAACTACATTTACTCGACGGTCGAGATTAATGGACGCCAAGTCGAGGTGCGCCGAGAGGCTCCTGCACCTGCGCCAGTGGCGGAACCTGAGATCGACTATTCAGAACTTACAAAGAAGGCGTTGATTGCTCTGGCGGAAGAACGCTCAGTTGAGGTATCGAGCCGTATGACTAAGGCTAAGATTATCGCTGCCTTGGAAGGAAACTAAGATGGCATTCATCCGTAATCCTCAAGTAGCCAACAGCCCAATGGCCAACGCCAACACACAAGGGGCTGACCTTAGTAGTGCGCTGGGCGCCGGCTCGACCGTTACGGTCTTTGGTAGTGGTGGTTTGTATGAATCAGGATATTACTTG